GTGCAATCACATGTTCTCGCCTTTGCCCATTCCATGGTCACTATGGAACCAGATACGGTGGTCATAGGTGGTGTTGAGACACGCCTGCCCAACTACATTGGACCTATGCCAGAAATTTCTACAGCGCCTGCGACTGGTTCAGTTATTTTCTTGGCAGATGGGTACCGGTTATTACTTGAGCAAAGGTTCAGAAGCCAGGTTGGAGGCATTAGGCTTGAGATAGAAAGGTTGGCCGAAGAAACCCCACAACATACTGAAGTCAGGTTGTTGGGAGATGATTTTTACACTCAAGCAGCTGCCAACATCCAACAACAACAAACTGATCGGGCCATCTTAACCATCGTAACCCAAAATTTCCAGGTGGATTTCGAAGACGTTGATGGTGATGATGAAGAAGATGAGCTTGATATGGTTGCACATCAAGCGTTGGTCGCTTTCGAACCACCAGCCAATCCCATGCCGTTCGGAACTCAGCACGTTTTTGATAAAACCATCTTTATACCAATCACCTGTGCCATTTGCTTGTGTGATTCAGGAGACGATATTGCTGATGGGTATCCGAATGGATTAGGTGTGCAAATATCTTGTGGCCACTGGTTTCATTTTTTATGTATTCATGAATCTTGCAGACAGATCGGTTCTTGTCCTTCATGCCGTCGGTCAGTGATGGCGAATTATGTCCCACCAACCCATGATGTTACCCAAGATGGGGATGTGGAAGCGAATCCGGGACCACCAAGCGCTTTTACAGATCGAGGTTTGGACGACGATGATGGTGCATACCACGGTGACACGTGCGACGATCAGGGATGTCTGCAGTGTACCGGCGGTCGCGGGTTAGGCAACTCATCGCATTACGAATATCACGTCTTGGTGCCAGGCTTTCTTATTGACAAAAGTTTACTCCTTCAAATGGATAATGTTCTGGTCGACACAGACAAGAAAAATTATGAACGCAACGAAGGTTGTACGACCTTTCGAGTTAAAAGAAGTTTCGCAGTGCAGCTGCCTGAACGCCCCGAAAAAGGGGAGTATAAGACCAACCACA